TTCACACCTCCCACGTCCCGTGCGGGGTTCATCCCGAACCCTGGGCCGAATCTTACCACACCTGACCCGACACGCCGAGGCGACACGGACTTGACACGAAGTCACGGGTATGGTTGACTTGATCTTATCAAGGGGGAAACGCCCCCGAGACAGACAGGACAGAGACAATGAACGCTTCCACCCAGCCCCAGACCGTCAACCGCATCGACTGCCTCTGCGGGTGCGGCCAGAACACCGGTCCGAAGGCCAACTACCGCCCCGGCCACGACGCCGCACACGTCAGCGTCCTCCTCGGCGACTTCATCGCCAAGGGCGACCTCAGCCAGGTGGCCCTCAAGCCCTACCTGGCCGCTCTCCCCTCCGACGCCCTCAAGATCAAGCTCCAGAAGGCCGTCGACAACTTCGCTGCGAAGAAGGCGGGCAAGAAGCCCCGCGCGGCCAAGGTCGAGCGCACCGAGTGGGTCGAGATCGACACCGACGAGTACAAGCTCGGCCGCTGGACCTACCCGGTCCAGGCCCTGATGATCAAGGAGGGCATCGAACCCGCCTACCCGGGCGAGGAGTCCGAGTACAAGGAACTCCGCCGCAACACCAAGCGCGACGGATCCGGCGAATGGGTCGCCCTGGAGGGCGGCGAGCTGATCGGCCGCTGACACACCGGAGCCCCGCCACCCAGAAAGGGTGAGCGGGGCTCCTCTGTATCCAGGCTCAGCGGTGCCAGGGCGGGCGCTCGTTGACCACCCGAAGCACCTTCCGGCCTCCCGGGACCGTGATGAAGCTCGCATCGAACTTTCGGACCGCCTCGGTACCCGTCCAGATGTCAGGTACGACCGTAGTCAAGGTGCCGTAGTAGTCCCAGATCCCCGCCTCCCACGAGCTTGACCACGGAAACTGGGTCAGAACCGAGGTCGACACGCGCCGACCCCGGCTCCTCCCCCGGGTCACCAGACCCGCCCCCAGACCAGCTCGACCGGACCCAACCCGAGCCGCCAGGCAATCGCCTGACCTGCCGGGAAGATCGGGGCCACGTGCCGACTCAGGCCGAACGCCCAACCCGACTTGACGTGCCTCACGGACACGCGCGAAGGTTCAGCCAACCGCGACCGGGGTATTGCACCCTTGCTCGTTGCCACCGCGACGGCGCTCCGTGGGGTCGTCGTGACCTTCTCAGCGTCCGGATGACCCGAAGCCACGATCTCCCCTTCCGGTCGCTCCAAGGCCGTCCGTGCGCCTCAGGACGCTGTTGGCCGTCGAGTTCGGCAGGATGATGAGCTGGGCGATCCGGTCGCCTTCCTCCACCACCACTGACGAGTCAGTCAGGTTCCACACGGCCGAGAACAGCTCGCCCGTGTACCCGGTGTCGATGATCCCCTGGACCACGAGGAGTCCCCGCTTGCGGATCGTCGACGACCGCCCGGTGAGCATGCCCCAGTAGCCGTTGGGCAACTGGATGTGCACCCCACTCGGGACATCGGCGAATCCGTGCGGGGGGATGACGGTCTCCCGCGCGACGAACAGGTCGAACCCTGCGTCGTCCGAGTGCGCCCGGATCGGCATCCTGGCTTGCCCGAGCCCGTCGAGGTATTCGTCGAGCTTGACGGGGATCTGGTTCTTACGAGCGGCCACTGCCCCCACCCCCTTCCAGGTATGCCTCGAACTTCTTGGCGACCGCGACCACGGAGTCCCCGCTGGGTGCCCCGTTGCGGTGTGAGCGTGCCCAGCCGATTGCCCGCTCCAGGGCCACGACCCGTCGGGCTTCGCCAGTCAGCTCCACGTCGACCACGACCTTGGCCACTCCCGCGTTGACAGCCATTACTTCACCAGCCCGTAGTAGGAGAGGAGCTTCCCGCGTGTGAACTCGCGGAGCTGGCCCTCGGAGTCCCGGTTGAGCGGCGCGGAGATCACCTTCATGACTCCCTTGCGCGAGAGTGTGGGCAGGGCGACGATCTCGACCCGGCGGGCCTTGGTCACCGTCCCGTCCTTCTTGCGCTTGGCGTTGCGCGCGTCCAGGTCTTCCCAGATCTGGCCGATCTTGATGGTTGCTTCGTTCATGCGTGTGGCTCCTTATGCCTGGGGTGAATCTTTGATGGGTCGGGGCGCTGGACGCCCCACGGGCTCGTCGAAGGCGTCGTCGATGGACCGAGGTACCAGCTCGCCGTTCTCGGCCCTCCGAAGTACCTTCACGGCCTCGCGGAGGGCCTGTCGCTCCTGGGTGATCCGGGTGACCTCGGCGTCCAGCTCTTCGAGCCGGGCTTCGATCAAGTCGGTCGCGAGGCTCATACCGGCCACCCCCCGACTGCGCGAATCCGCTGGACCATGCGCACGTAGATGCCGATGTCGTGGAGCGTGTCGTCCGAGACCGGCCGACCCTCCGCGATCGCGGCCGTCCACCGGCCCACCTTGCCCCGGAGGTAGAAGTAACACCCCAGCTCCTGCATCCAGCCGTCCTGGACAGCCCCGGATCCGAGGAGGGGTCCCTTCGCCACTCCTGCGGCGATCAGGTCCCGGCCGATGTCGGTGAGGTCGGCGGCGCGGTGCTGGCCTCCGTACTCCTCGGCCTTGGCGAGCATCGGGACGATCTCGTCGTGGGCGGTCTGCATCCACCACTGGTAGAGTGCCGACCCTCGGGTCTTTACGGCCTGTTCCTGGTCCTCGACGGGCGACCAGTCGTTGTAGTGCAGTCCGCGCTGGAACGCCTCTTGCAGTACCTCTCGGAGCGCGACCCGGGGGCCACCATCTACGGTGACCCCCAGTGTCTGTGCGATCCGATCAGACCATGCGTCGAGCGTGCTCTGTCCGATCTCGGTGCCCATGTTACTCGCGACCTCCGAAGATCTGGCTCATGATCGCATCGACCATGGCCTGGTCGCCGCCCTCGGGGTTGTTGGCGTTCGCCCCGTGGTTGGTGAACAGCATCTTCGTCGGGCCGAAGGTGATCGCGCCGACGTGCGCGCCGATCTTGTCGTACCCGGCGTGCTCGTTGACCCACTCCAGCGCCTCCTGGAGGTACTCGGACTGGGACGGGTCAACCGTGCCCTCGTCGTCGTGGATCTGGTCGGGGTCGACGTCCGCGAGGCCCGGGATCACCTGGTCCAGCATGGTGATGACCACCTGGGCGTTGTGCCCGCCGTTGGCCTGGACCGCTTCGCGCAGGAGGTCGACGTCGAACTCGCCGACGCGGCGCACCTTCTGGGTGACGGTGGTCCGCTCCTCGGGGAGGCCCAGCTCGTCCCAGGAGGTCTCGCCCTTCATGTGGCCGGAGTTCCCGGCGACTCGGATCGGGAAGACCCTCGCCACGACCCAGTTGGTGGCCTTGACGGAGCACCGCGTGGGGTCGACTCCGGCCATGGCCATGAAGTCGATCGCCCGAGCGTCCGAGGAGGTCACGTACGGGTAGTTTCCTGAGGCCCTCAGCGACAGCCCGTAGCCCTGGGTACCCTCGATGAGCACGTGGGACAGGTTGTCGTGCACGAAGTCGTCCGATGCGTACCACTCGGACGGCTCCCGCCACTCCCACATGGTGCCGAGCCCGGCGTCCTCCATGTAGTCGCCGATGGTCTGGGCCGACCGGAGGAGCCGTGCGGCGCGTGCCGCGCCGATGCCCTTGCCGGTGCTTCCGATCTTGCCGACTAGCGCGGCCTCGGCGTCCTTGTGCTCCTGGGTGATCACGGTGGCCTGGCGCGAGATCCAGAGCCGGTGCTGGATCGGGTGACCGGCGGCTTCGAGGGCCTCGATCTCCGAGTACAGCACGTCGAGGTCGATCTCCGACCCGGGGGCGATGTAGAGCTTGACGTCTTCGTAGACGGCACCGACCGGGATCTGGCGGAGGGCGAACTTCTGCCCCTGGTCGTCGTAGACGGTGTGACCGGCGTTGGGGCCAGCGACCCGGACGTTGATGGTCTCGGGGATCGGCACGTCGTGTTCGGTCGCGTAGTCGCGGGCGTCCTTCGCGGCGGCCTTGACGAGCTGTGCGGTGACGTGGCCCTTGGCTTCGGAGCCGTACTGGCCGCCGACCACGGTATCGATGAACTGCATGGGGTATCTCTCAATCTGTATCGGTTGTTGTGGTCCCGGGCGGAGCTTGAGCGCTTGCGCGGGGATCGTCGCTCCGCCCGGGGTGTGTCCGGCTGTCCGGACCCGTGCTCTATCTAAGCACAGCTCTTGCCTAGCTGTCAAGTGCGCATCGGCACCCGCCCAGCTGATCCTCTCGTCCCCACACCACGCGGTACCCGCACGTGGGGTCGCACCCGACCTGCACCACAGGCACCTTGACGCCCGGCCAGACGCGGCCCCCGAGGGCCACTACGACCTCCTGGTAGCCCACGAATGCCCTGTGAGTACCGTGGAACAGGCAGAGGCTCACGAGAGCCCCACCGAGGGCCTTCCGGTCCTCCCACCCCTCCGGCCGCATCTGGTACAGCTCCCGCATCACAGGGTGGGTCGGGAGCAGGGTGTCAGGCATGTCCGGCCCATGCCGAGATGTCCAGGTCGCCCGGGAGCCCGGGGAACCGCTCGGCCCACAGCTTGCGGCCCATCTCGCGCAGGTCCGCCGTGACCTGCTCGGCGTCCTCGTTCGGCAGGAGGAGCACTGACGAGTCGTGCACCATGAGCACTAGGCCCGCGCCCACTCGGGCGTGTTCCGTCCCCCGGTACTTCTGCTCCAGGTACCGGTCCTCGGCGAGCCACCGGTCGATCCCGTAGTGGGCGAGTGCGGGCTGGACCCGCTGGTTGAACGCCTTGTGCGCTCCCAGCCTCAGCTCCTGCCGGTGCTGGTCGAAGAACTCGACGTCCCACTTCGTGAAGTGTCGCCGCTCCTTGGTCGCCTGATCGTGGATCCACCCGACCCCGTACTTGTGGTACCTGGCCATGACCGTCGACTCGTGGTAGTCGATCGCCCTGCGGTATTCGGGGTAGAGCGCGTTCCACGCGTAGATCAGGTCCTTCACCTGATCGATGGGCATGTCGACCTCGGCCTCCTTCCACAGGGTGGCCTGGAAGGTCGCCGCGCCGACACCGAAGATGAGCGAGAAGTTGCCTCGCTTCGCCACCTGACGGTCCGACCCCCACGAGTCGTCGTCCGGCGACGTCCCGAACAGCTCCTTGGCGGTCTCCCCGTGCAGGTCGGCCCCGGCCTCGATCAGCTCCAGCATCCGGTAGCATTTGGCGAAGTTCGCCGCCACCCGAAGCTCGGCCTGGGCCAGGTCCATCTCCCACAGGCCGTACCCCTCGGGCACGCCCTCGCCGATCAGGTCCCGGGGCGACGGGATCCCCGCCAGGATGCCCTTGACCTTGTAGTCGGCCGGGATCGCCTGGAGCTGAATCTCCTCCATCGAGAACCGGGCCGATGCCGTCCCGTTCTGCCGGAACCCTGGACGTAGACGGTTATCCGCCCCCACCCGGTTGCCCCAGCCCTCGTACCAGCGCGACTTGGCGTCGGTCAGCTTCTTGTAGGCCCGCCACTCCTCGACGAGCGGCACCCCGTCCCGGATCATCTTGGACATGACCGCGATGTCCACGACCGGCGCGCCCGTGTCGGTCACCGCGTAGGGCTCCAGGCCCAGCCCGCGCACCTGTTTGCCGCCCTCGCCGGATACGTCGCCAGAGCCGAACCAGTAGTGCTTCGCCATGGGCAGAGTCACCTTGCCGCCGAGCGCCTCCGCCAGCACCGCCTCGACCTCGGCGATCCGAGCTTCCAGGTCCTCGATCGCCTGTACCGCCACCTGCGGCGCGAAGGGCACCCCCCGGCGCTCCACCCGGACCAGCATCCGCATGGTCTCCATGCGCCGCTCGAATGCCTCGGGCCTCCACCCGGCATCCCAGCCCTTCTCGGGTCCGTCGAGCCCCTGGGATCCCTTGATCCGGGCTTGCTCGGCCTCCTGCCAGATCCGGAGCCTCGCCGTCAGGCGCGCGTCCTGGTCGGCGTACTTCGCGATGATCGGCCAGGGCATGAGATCCCACCGGCCGGGCGGGAGCTTCATCTTCTTGAGGTACTTCGAGATCACGGCCTTCTCGTCGCCCTCGGACTCGCCCCACAGCCACTGCGCCGTGGGCTTGAGTGAGGTCGTGGGCTTGCCGAAGTCGGCGGTCCGCCAGGCGATCCACAGGTCGTTCCCGCCCTGGGTGTCCCAGTCGACGTACTCCATAAGGTCGATGAACCCGAAGTAGACCCTGGTCCCGGCGAGCATGAGGTGGATGTCGAACTTCGCGTTGTGCATCGTGATGCGCACGGACTGCCCGACCAGCTTGAGCCATGTGAGCAGGTCGTCCCACTCGCGCTCGGGGAGGTTCGGGTGCGCCTCGGGCAGGTCGGGGGTCCACACGCCCGCGAGGTCCGCCAGCATACCCCCGAGCCCTGCCTCTACGATCCGGTCGGTCGGGTCCTCGTTCTTGCCGGTGCCGACCGTGCCCTGGTCGAACGGCCAGGCGAACGACAGGATCCAGTGCTCCTGGGTCCACCCGCCCTTGGTCCAGGTGTTGGACCTCGCCCCGGCGGTGATCTCCTTGCGGAGCGTCCAGATGCCGGTGTCCCACAGGTACTGTTCGCCACCGCCGAGCACCAGCGCCCACTCGCGGAGCTGGTCGTCGTCCACGCGCCAGGCGATCGACACGGTACTCACCCTCGCGCCCGCGTCCACCCACAGGCCGGAGGTCTCGGTGTCGAGGGCTACGGGGTGCCGGGGCCTGAGGCCGGTCCGGGTGTCCCACAGCTCCAGTAGCTGGTGCGGGGTGATCTGTTTCTGCTGACTGCTCATCAGACCAGACCCTCCACGGCGGCAAGGTACTGGGCGTGCGCCTGGCGTACCAGCTCTTCGTTCTTGGCCAGGTACTCCTTCGCGGACTCACTCTGTGGGTACGCGATGACCTGATCGTGTGAGTGGGCGAGTGATCCCAGGGTAGACGCCAAGTGCCTTGCCGCCGCCTTAGCATCCCATGCTTGCTGTATCTTAGTGGTATCCATATACCTAGTATACCATACCTGCACAACCCCCTATCTGCTAGACAGACTCGGAGAACGGCGCTCACCCGGTTCGCGTACAACGAGCAAGCGCACGCATGCCCGCCCGCGTAACACGTGCGTCATTCGTCCGGACCCTCTAGCAAAACCCCGAAAACCCCGGAACGACGCGACTACGAACGCTAGACATACCTATTCTAGCATTTGTTTAGCATACTTCTAGCATACCTCTAGCAGGACCTTCTCTCCCAGCTCTCTCCCAGCTGAGTGTGACCCGGCGTCATGTGACTCTCAGACAACCCGCCCTGCTAGACACCCTGCTATAGGTACCCACTCTAGCGCCCGGAGATACGGATGAGGCCCCCACCTCTACCCGAAGGTCCTGGAGGTGGGGGCCTCGTGAGATACCCCTATCCCAAGAGCAGATGCCGACCGCTCGCCCGCGATCTTACACTACACGATGTCCGGCCGTCAAGTCAGCCCTTGACCCGAGCGAGGATCAGCTCGGCGTACCCGGGGAGAAGCTTCCGGTAGTTCTTCTGCTGGCCCGCGATCCGGAGGTTCTTCTGAGCCTCCCGCGCCGGGTACGCGACCTGCGCGAGTTGCATCGAGATACCCTCCGGCGACTCTAGGCGGAGATCCACTCGACCCCCCTCGGCCTCGTGCCACGCCTGGGCGAGCTGGCGGGTGTTCACCCACACCTCGGGCTCCTCCATGGACTCCGGGTCCGGCTCGAATACCAGGACCGGCGGGGCCTGGTTCCGGCTCGATCGGAAGTCCACCGGGGTGATCTCCTTGGACCGGACGTTGACGATGCCCCAGGTCTCGATCGCCCACGGGATCAGCTTGATCGTAAGCCGCGAGTCATGCTCGACACCCTCCGTGCCCTTCTGCTCGCGCTCGGCCCAGGCATCCACCCAGCGCGCGGTCTGCCCGGCACCCGCCCACGCGTCCTCCTCGCCCAGAAGGTGATCCATGAGGCGCGCCCCGGCCGTGAGTACCGCGTACTTCTCTCCACGTCGCCCGGGGGTCACCGCGAGCCGTGCCTGGAGTGCCGCCAGGAACTCCGACTGCACCTTGAGCGCCTCCTGCACGTACCACCCTGCAAGCTCGGAGAGCCCCCGCACCCCGGGGTAGCGCTCTTTCAGGTCCGTGATGTCCTTCCACTGACTCAGCCCCTGCCGGTCCGGCTTGAGGGAGGTCCGCTCGGTCGGGGACTGCGGGTGGGTCAAAACCCCCCGCTCCAGGAGCGCCTTCTGGTTCGACAGCATGAGTGCCTCACCCGTGAACAACAGGGGAGTGATCAGGGTCGCGTCCGTGTTCTCCCGGTCCTCGCCCTTCTTGCGCATCGTGCCGCCCGACGTCGCCGCGCGCACGATCTCCTGGAGGTTCTGCGGGTCGTCCATGTCGTCTGCCCACAGGATGCCGTTCGCGTGAACCGACGCCGAGTCTCGGAAGCTGGCCTTGGTCGCCACCACGGTGCCCTGGTAGTTGCCGTTCAGCGCCACCATGAGGGCGAAGTACCCGTTGGTCTTCGCGGACCCCGACCCTGCCTCGGCCGCGTAGAACGGGAACAGCGAGGTATACCGCATCGCTTGGGGCTTGAGGAGCGCCGCCGCCCACCATGCGCCGAACAGGTGCACCACGTCATCGAAGTGGAACCCCTGCACCTCGCGGAGGACGGCCTGGGCCTCCTCCCACGTCCCCGCGAACCCGTAGTGGTACTTCGCGGACTGGTGGTTCACCTTGTCCCGGTTCGCGATCACCCCGGCCTCGCGGATGGTCTTCCGAGCTGTCGCTGTGATCGCCCCCTCCAGGGTCACGTACTGCTCGGACTCGGGGTCCCAGCCCAGGAACGGGACCACGCGCGCCTCCGCCGGTCGCTGGGACTCCAGGTAGAGCTGGAGCCTCGTCGAATCGGTCATCCGGGGGTGGGCGTCCTCGTGCCCGATGATCACGCCACCGAACCTCGACAGCCACGCCTTGAGCTTGCGGGGGTCGGCCACGACCTCGGGCAGGAGGGTGGTCTCCGAGACCCGACCCAGGCAGGTCATCGTGACCTGGTATGACCGGTGGTTGTCGTCGTCGATCATGACTCCATCGGCGCGGAGGTCGAAGTTCGCCCAAGGCACCATGTCGTAGTGCCGGTCGTCGCCTGATCCCACCGACGCCTGAACCAGGAGCTGGAGCCCAGTCCCGGCGAGGAATCCACCTTCCAGACGGGCGCGAGCTGGGCGCATCGACTCGGTACCCCAGACCGACTCTAGGACCTTCTCGGTGTCCTCGTAGTCGGGGTCGACCATAGCCGCCGCGCGCCGGACCTCGACCTCGTAGAGATCCCGCTTGTCCCGGTGCATCTTGGCATAGTGCCCGGCCACGGCTGTCAGCCAGTCGTTCGTCTGCCCCGCGCCGCGCTCCGGGGGGTTTCCGAGGAGCTCGGAGAGCTTCTGGGCCTTCCCGGGCGTCCACGGCTCCCGAGACTCACCGGAGACCACGGAGAGCCCCTTCCGCGCGCCCTTGACAGCGGCGGGTTCCTTGGCCCCGTACGCGGCGAAGATGGTCTCGACCTCTTCGTCGGTGAGGAGGTGCTCGGGCTCCTGATTTGCGATCGTGTACGGGCGGAGGGTGTCGGGGTGGTTCGAGGGTGGCAGGACCACGTACGACCCGGACCCTGCCCGGACGTCGACCCCGGGACCCAGGCCGAATGACCGGGAGGTCTGCGGGACGATCGCCCGTGCGGCCTCTCCTCCCGGCCTGTACACCACGTGGCAGTTGCCGTTCTCGCGCCCGGACAGGTGCTCCCGGGTGAGGGGGAAGACGGGCTTGCGCTCCGCCCCCTTCTCGTAGTCGAAGTCGAAGATGAGCCGATCGAGCGCGGAGCCGCCGATCCCGGCGTTGGGGTTCTGCCCCCACCACTTCGCGATCTTCTCCGGGTCCCGGGTGCCGTCGTGCACACCGTGGCCGACGAGACCACACTGGCCGGTGCACTTCGGCTGGCCGGGCTTGGACTTCTCGTTCTTGTGCGGGGACGGGAACAGGGGGATCTTGTCGTTGGGCCGGAGCGGGAAGACGGGCCAGCCCTGCTCGGCCCAGTACAGTGCCCATTCGAGCATGGACCGCTCGGGGTGGGCAGGGGTTTCGGTCTCGGCTGGGGATTCGGGTCCCCGGGTGATTTTTGGCATGAGGTCCTTCTATGGGGTGGGGTACGGCAGGACCCCCAGCTTATCACGGCTGGGGGTCCCTGTCTAGCAACCTGCTTAGCAGGTCAGAACGTGTCGTCGTCCCCGTTGGGAGCCATGGGGTTCACACCCGCCGCCTCCCAGTCGAAGTCCTCCGGCACGGCCTCGATGTCGACGACCCGGTTGGTCAGCTGGCCCTCCTTGGGACCCTGCTGGATGGTCTCGATCTTGAGCGTGATGATCGCCCACTCGTTGAGCATCTCGTCGGTGTCCGAGTCGGCGGTGTAGCCGAACGCCTCGAAGAAGGCGTTCAGACGGCCCTGGACCATGGCCTGGTACTTGGCCCACTTCTCGGGGCCGTTGGTGTACGACGCCGGGACCTTGGAGCCGGTCGGCACGGTGAGTTCGAGCCACTGACGGCCGGGAGCCCCTTCGAGGGTCTCCATGCTGACGAGGTTCTGGAACTCGGCGGACCACTGGGGTGCGCCGTGCTTGTTCAGCTGGTCGCGGACCTTGACGTCCGCCAGACGGCCGAGGTACTTCCCGGCGGCGAGCGGCTCGAAGTCGCCACCTCCGTGGACGGCTTCGGTCTCCTGGACGGCCTTGGCCGCGTTTGCGCTGAGCTTGGGCATTGGGTTCTCGTTTCTCTAGTTTCTCTGGTTTGGTCGGAGCCGGGCCTTTGACCAGGCCACATCGGGGAGTGTCACCCTCACCCTACGGCCGCGATGCTTGTGCACTCCCTGTTCCTGCGCCGGTACCCGGCTCCTTGTCTCGTTTCGCTATGCCGGAGAGACCAAAACCGCCGGGACCGCCCGGTGACGGGGCGATTAGGTCGCCACACCGCGTATTCGGTCGCCACCAGTGTCGTGCAGTGACCCCGGCTCGCCGGGAGTGTATCGTGATCACTTCCTATAGACAACCACACCATATGCCTGGCTGTCAAGTAAGGGCTGGTGGGGCCGCAGGGGGGCCATGACGTACAGGACAGTTCCGAGTTAACCCCGATAGCTTATCCCCTTCGACGGAGGTTTGACCACATCCACGGCTCTGTCCCGGCGGGCTCTCGAAGTCCTCGCCTTCCCCCGTCGTCTGCGGATCCGGGGGTGCACCGTGGCTTGCGCTCGCAATCGTGAACGCCCCCACCAGCTGGTCTCTGTGTAGTTATCCGTGGAGTGAGGGGAATCGAACCCCTACCGCGACCCCAGATCGCGCCCGGCCACCGGGCCACTCCTGCCTCTCCCCAGAGGCGGTGTTACTTAGACGCTTCCCCGGCGTCCTCCCCAGTAGCCTCGGCGGACGGCTCCCCAGCCGCCTCCGTGGACTTCTTTGTGGTCGCGCGGGCTCGGGTACCCCCAGTACGCCGCGCGGTCTTCGGAGCGGCCTTCGGCGGCTCCTGCTTGAGGGCCTCCTGCACCGGGTCCGTGTCCTCCGTCAGCGTGCCCTCGTTGTAGGCCAGCAGTCGAGGGAAGGTCGGGTCGACCAGCACCGTGGGGATGACCCCCAGGCGGTCCTTCGCGCGGGCGGTGCCGACCTTCTTGGTCTGCGCCCGGAAGTACGGCCGCTCCTCGTCCGCCGCCTTGGTGTACAGCACCACGTCCACGTAGCCGAGGAGTGAGGTCTGCAGGGCCGGACCGACCGCCGGACCGTACGCCACCTTCGAGGTGTCCTCGTCGACGTCGCGGCGCTCCAAGGCGGTAATCGCCGTGTGGACCGGGAGGTCGCGGAGCATGCGGGTCAGCTTGCGGATCATCTTGGTGGAGACCCCGTAGTCGCCCCGGTCGGTGAAGAACTGGTCGTTCAGGCCGGGGGTCCAGTTCGGGTTCTTCGCCTTGTTGCGGGCGAAGGTCTCGTCGGACACGGCCTCGGTGAACGCGGCGGCAATCTCGGTAACCGAGTCGATCGCCACCAGGAACCAGGACTTCGGGTCGTCCATGAGGTCGGACTTCACCCGGAACAGGGCCTGCTCGAACGACGCGTAGGTCAGTTCCTGGCCGGGGCGGGGGAAGACCACCAGGTTGGAGGTGTCGACCCCGTTGGCGAGGAGCGCCCGCTTCTTGAGTCCGCCCTCCGCGTTGATGAAGAGGACTTTTCCGAGCTGGGTGGCCGTAGCCAGGTCGATGGTCTTGCCGGAGCCCTCGCGGCCCCAGTACAGGACGTTCAGGTGCTCCTCGGTCTCATCATAGGCGACGAACAGGTCGTCGCTCCAGTCCGAGCTGGTGGCCTTGGGCTTCGGGTCTTCCGTCACCTGGACCAGTTCACCGATGTCCTCCAGGGGTTCCTGTGAGGTACTCGGGCGGCTGTTCACCTTGGGCATTGGGGTCTCGTTTCTCTTCGTTTGGGAGGAGCCTGGCTCCTGCGTTCTTCAAGTAGTCTATCGCACGGGGTGCCCCAGAGTCAAGTCTCCACGCCGTGAGCATCACGAGGTGGTCCTTCTCGACCTGGAGGCAGATGAGGTCGTACAGCCCGCCGATCTGCGCGAGGGTGAACAGATTGGCCTGGATGTACTCGGGCGCGAGCCGGTCCGCGTAGGTGCTCCCGTGACCGCCGAAGCCTCGCGGAGCCCGGCGGGCGTCCGTCCAGTCAGCGGTCACGGGGTGGGCCGGACAGCCCCCCTCCGTCCACGGATGGGGCCTCAGCTCGTGCCGTACACACCAGCAGATGTGACCCCGGTTCCGTTCTGCACGAGTCACCGGCACTCGTCCAGGATCTCCTGGTTCGGGGCGTCGTAACCGCGCTCGGCGACCAGCCGGTCGACGCACGCCTGGTGCTCGGCTCCGGCGCGGGCGTTCGCCACGCACCCCGCGAACAGGGCCAGGATCACACCCGCCATGACCACGGGAGCGGCCACGCGAGCCACCAGGGGCAACCGGGCGGTCTTCCGCGCCCGGTCGGCCCGCTTCACCTCCCGGCGGGTGTAGAACGAGGGGACCGCGCGCGCCTGGGCGACGGCCTCCTCGTAGCGGGCCTCCAGCTCGGCGAGCCTTCGCTCCCGTTTGGTGGGTTCCTGCCGTGGCGGGTCGAAGTATTCAACCTCGTGCGCGGGCTCTGCGCCGTGGTATGCGGCGTCGTGCTTGTTGTTACTCATCACATGTCCAACCCTTCGATCAGATCGCGGGCGGCGTCCTTCACCTCATCGAGGTGCTCCGCCCTCTTGAACTCGACGAACTCGTCGAGGTTCTCGTAGTCGGACGCGTCGGGGTCTTCCTCGAACACGTCCTGGTCCGGCTCGTCGAACTCGTCGGCGGTCCAGCTGTCGACCTCGGAGCAGATCGCCTCCGCCTGGTAGACGTACTCCTCCAGCTGTGAGTTGCCGTTCTCCCAGGCGTCCAAGCCCTCCTGGCGCATGGCCTGGTAGTCCTCGGCGGCGGATGCGAACTCGGCCACGGCCGACTCGACTTCCTCCGGGGTATCGGCGTTGTCGATCGCCTCCAGGCAGTCCTCCTTCGCCCGGACGATCTCGGCGCGCTGGCCGGTAATCAGGTCGGACTCGCGGAACGGGTGCTTGAGGCACCGGCAGACGGGGCGACGGGTGCGGAACCCGGGCTTCGCCCAGGTGTACGGCTCGCCCTTCGCGATAGTGTGCCCGTGGCCGGAGCAGGTGTGCTCCTTGGCCGACTTCTTGACGTGGTGAATACGTGCCATGGTCAGTGCCTCTCAAAACGCTGTTCGAATCCGAACTCGGCGAGCGCCGAGCGGATGGGGCGACCCTTGCGGGCCATGAGGTGCGGCTCCAGGAAGTCGCACTTCCAGCCGCACTGCCGGGGGTCCGGGGCGGAGTACATCGGGAGGGCCTCGCGGTCGGAAAGCTCCGGGTAGGCGTTGACCGCCACCGCCCAGGCGTCCCGGCCGATCGAGTCCAGCTCGCGCTTGCCCCGGTTCATGAGGGTGCGGTGCATGCGCTGTTCGAGGGTCTGCCGCTTGATGCCCTTGCGGAGCGGCTCGCCGGTCTCGGGGTCCCAGTTGTCCGGGTCGTCGCCCACGTTCATCGTGGTGCGGGCGGCGTTGTGGATCACTCCGAGGACGTCGATCCCGGCTTCCCGGAGGAGCCAGGTGTACAGGCCGAACTGGTCGTCGATGTCCAGATCCATCATGGTCGGGAGGTTCGCCCCCGACTTGTGGTCGATGATCCAGATCTTGCCGGTCTTGCGGTCTCGGACCACCAGGTCCAGCTTGCCCTTGATGATGTAGCGCGAAGGGCCGTTGGGTCCGATCAGACGGGCCTGGAACTTGACTTCCACGCCGAGGATCTCCCATTGGGGGTCGCACCCGTGCTTCTCGACGTAGCCCTGGTACATCCACCAGATGAGCTTCTGGTTCGGGGTCTGGTCGGCCCCGTCCCACAGGAGCTGACCGACCGCGTACGCGATCTGGTCCTTCATGACCTCGAACGCCTCGGGGGTCTGCCCCTGGCGCTGGTAGTCCTTGATCGCGAGGTAGTGCTGTTCCATGACCTCGTGCCAGAGGGAGCCCTTGGTCAGTGGCGAGTCCTCGTCGGGGGTCTTGGTCCACCGCTCCTTGTATGCGAGCACCCACTTGAGCGGGCACTGCCGGTAGGTGTCCAGCTCCGAGTAGCTGACGATCTGGTCGCCTTCTTCGGGCTCGACGAGCGGCGGGGCGATCCAGCCCTTGGGGCGGGTGCTGACGGCCTTCTTAGGCACTCGGGGCCTCCTTGAACTTGTAGTTCTTGGCGGGGAACGGCCCACCCACCGTGTCCCAGAACTGGAGCTTCACGTAGGTCTCGCCGTCGATCTCCAGGACCTCGGCCACCTCCCGTGAATCCAGGGTGGGGTGTATTGCTCGGTCTCCGACCTGGGGCTTGCGACGTGCCATGGTGGCATCCTCTCGTTAGGGGTACTCGATTAGTTTACCAGATGCTGTGACGCCCAGACAAGTCCCGGGTCTCAGCCCAATACTCGTTCTGCTGGTTCACGTTGTTGATCAGCTCCTTCTGGTCGATCAGGAACTTGTACCCGTGAAGCTCGGCGTCGGACGCGTGATCCAAGGGGACCCCGAGGATCTTCGCCACCGACCGGAGCTTCCGGCGCTTGAGGACGCCACGGGTAGGGATCTTGATCTGCGGGTCTTGGAGGTGCGTCGGCATGGGCTCGTCGAACCACCCTGAGTCGATCGGGATGAACCTGGCCAGGGACCGGATCGCGCCGATCAGGCGGGAGGTGGGCATGTCCGAGCCGACGTAGATCGGTGCGGCTTGGGGGAACAGCTTCCAGGACTCGATGACCACGTACACCCACCGGCTCATCCGGAGCCCCTGGACGTACCACTCCAGGAACTCGTCGGGGGTCTTCTCCCCGGCCCAGGTGCAGTACCACACGCCCTCGATGCGGGTGAACTCGGCGAGGCCGACGTGGACGTCGCCGGGGTCGATCGCAAGGAACGCGGGCTTGTCGCTCCAGTTGCGGGGGCGGACCCCAAAGTCCTGGGCGATCGCGGGCTTGCCTTTACGCATGACCATGGGGGAGTCCCTTCTCAGTCTCGAACTTGAACCGCCACACCCGGCGCATGATGTCGCGTTCGTACCAGACCACGAGCCCCAGCTCGTCGGCCATACGAATCAGCTCTTGCTCCCAGCCCACCAGGAGGGCGAACGGGGCGCGCATGACGGCCTCTTCCGTGATCTCGTACACGTCCTTGGCCACCTGGGTGAATGGGACCCCCATGAAGGTCATCGGGGACAGCTCCTGTCGCCAGCCGGTGACCTCCCCGGCGGGCTGAATGCCGCCCACCTCGACCCACTCGCCGTCGATCAGGACCTCCATCTTGTGCACCGGCTCGGCGCGCTCCACCACGCCATGCTCGGTACAGATGACGTTCGGGTCCATGCACGCGGCGCACATCACGGCATCCAGCCCTGGCGGAGTGCCTTGATCTCGCGGGCGCACTGGAGGATCCCCACGCGCTTGAAGTGCCGCTCGGCCGGGGCCACCACGTGCTTGTCCAGGAACCGCTCGGAGCGGAGCCAGATCGGCAGGGACTGGATCGCCCCCTCGAACCGCTCCTGGAGCCGCTCCAGCTCCTGGTTCTTGCGGCGCTCCAGCTCGGGGGTGTAGTCGTCGAGCTTCGCGACCGCCACCACCTTGGCGATGAGGATCCAGCGCGCGCGGTAGATCCACTTCGCGACGTGGCGGCGCTGTTCACGGGTCAGGTTCATGTCGGTCTCCTCAGGGTACCGGGGGCGGTTGTCAGGCATTGCGCATCTTCTCCAGTTCGGTGGCGTACGGGTTCTCGTCGGACGTGCGGTCCTCGTCGGGGGTGACCAGATCGTAGGTCTCCTCCCAGATCTTATCGGCGGTGCGGAAGCCCTGGTTCCAGGCGCGGGCCTGGGCCTTGAGGCGGTCCTCCCGGCGGAACCCCCGCCCGGCCGCGAAGCCGAGGAAGATACAGCACGCGGAGGTGACGCAGAGCAGAGCGAGTACGGTGTAGATGTCCATGATCAAATAACCCATCTGTGGTAAGGGATGTCGAGTTCGGCGGATACGTGGACCCAGGAGACACCATCGGGGGACTCGTGCTTCTCCCCGTGGTCGACTCCCTTGTTGTGGCGGCACCGGACCCACTCGCCGTTGCCGCGCCTCCACGAGTAGTGACACCTCATGCGGCCACCCGCTTCCGGAGCTTGCCCTGGAGGGCCTCGGAGATCCCCTGGTCGGCCCACAGGTCGATCATCGCGTCGAGGGTGGTAGCCCCGTCGTTGATCCGAGTCACTGCCCGGGTGAGGTACTTCGAGTCGTGGCCCGGCCGGAACAGCCCGCCGCCCGTGGTCTCGCCACAGCACAGGCACTTGCCGATCTTGGGCTTCGAGGGGGCCTTCGCGGGCTTCTCCTTGGCCGGGACGGACCGGAGGGGCTCGCCGGTCTCTGAGGAGCCGTAGAGGGCCACGAGTGACTTCTCGCGGGCCTTCGCGCGGCGGGCGGTGCACGCCTCCTGGTCGATGCACTGCCAGGTCTGGGGGTCCACCTCATCGAGGGACCGGACGCCACAGTCCAGACACCGGGTGATGACCCCGTGGTCGGTGCACCCGCACAGGACCACCTCGGTGAGGTTCCCGTTCAGGATGCCGCCCGGGCAGAGGTCGTGACGGTTGCCCGTGGTGCAGAATCCGCACGCCTTGCCGGGCTTGATGGTCTTGATCGTGACAGTGCTCATGGTGGGGTATCCTTTACTTGTCGTCGGTGTAGTAGGCGATGATCTGCTCGGCCAGGATCTCCTGGTCGGCGATGAGGTCGGGGTTCAGGATGATCCCCAGCTCGGCCGCTGTGCGGTCGATCACGAAGCTGACCGTGAGGTCGGACGGGTAGTAATCCATGTCCAGGGTGTCGATGACCGTGGTCAAGGCGGTGGCCCAGGGGCCGAGTTCGTCCTGTTCGATGTCCATGAGACTATTCAACCACAGGCGTGACGCTCTGTCAAGCACTAGAGGAGCGCGGTGAGTTGACCCGCCGTCAGCGCGCGCATCTGCTGGTCCGTCTTCTCCGCCAAGAGAGCTCGCTTGTTTGAGTCCAGCGAATGTGGGGTGACGTAATCCAGCACCGTCACCGGCCGGGTCTGGCCGATTCGGTGGACCCGGCGCATCGCCTGTTCGTTGCGGCTCGGCTTGTACGACTTCTCCACGAAGATCGCCATGTCCGCCTGAGTGAGCGTGAGGCCCTCGGATACGGTCTCCAGCGACCCGACGAGGACGTCGATCTTACCGCTCTTGAAGTCCTTCACCACCTGGCCCGCGTTGGACACACCACCATGAATAAACCCAGCCCGGGCACCAGTGCTCTCCGCAACGCGGGCACACGCTTCTACCGAGTCGCGATAGTGAGCCAAGACCAGTGTCGGCTGTGACCTCGACTCCAGGTCGTACCTCAGGCGCTCCAGCTTGCCGCCGCGCGGCTCGCCACTCATCGAGGCGAACCACCCGCTCGTGGTGATCCGGTCCATGAGCACGTTCCGGCTCCCGACCGTCCACGTGACCACCTCCTCGCCGTCTTTGGTCTCCGTCACCCAGTCCTTCTTGAGTTCACGGTACATCCGCTTCTGCTCGGCGTCCATGGGGATCTCGACGATCTCCTCCGTGAGCGGGGGGAGCTGACCCAGCACGTCGTCCCGGAGCCGCCGGAGGAACCGGTGACTCAGATTCGCCTCGGCGAACTCCAGCCAGTGCTCGCAGGGGTCGTTTGCCGGTCGGTTCTTGCACGCCTGGCGGTTGCCGCATGCGAGGAGCCCGCCGATCCCCTCGGTGCCGGGCTTGTCTGAGAACGGGTTCACCGTGCGGATGAACCACTCGTTGAGCCAGCGCTGGTAGGCCCCGAACCGCTTGCCGGGTCCGGCCTCCTCCGGGTACAGGAGCTGGAGCAGGGTAAACACCTCGTGCGCCCAGTTTGGCATCGGCGTGCCGGTCAGGGCCAGGAGCCCGCCGGATCGCTTCGCCACCTTCTGGATCGCCTTCGTCCAGGTGGTCGCCCGACCCTTGACGTAGTGCGCCTCGTCGAGCACGAGGGCATCCCACGAGGTCAGGAACTCCCGCTTGGGCATGTCGGTGCCCCGGGTGGCCGAGAGGTTCGGGGAGCCGTCCGGACGCTTCGCCCCGGTCCACTCCCGGGTGGGGATCTCCGTGTACGCGGCTTGGGTGAACAACTCGGGGTGGTCGGACCACTTCGCGATCTCGTCATCCCAGGTGCCGGAGTCGAGGATCAGCTTCGGCGCGATGACCAGGACGCGGCCCCCGTCGTATGCCTCGATCGCCTGGCGGGTCTTGCCCAGGCCGGGCTCGTCGGCGAGCAGGAGTCGCCCTTCCGCGCGGATCCGGTTGATTCCCTCCTGCTGGTACGAGTAGGGGGCCGGGCGGGTCATGGCACCAGCACCCGGGATACGGCGATACCCAGACCGATGCAGACCAGGACGATGATCACGCCGACCGCGAGGGGGCCGAGGACGTAATACCCGAACTTCTCGCCGGGGGTCTCCGGCTTGCCGTCACGCATCGTCGAACCGATCGGCGGCGACGAGGACCTTCTCGAAGGCACCCCGCCAGTCGTTGTGGGTACGGGCGATGGACTGCCCCTGCACGGACCAGCCGTAGGCGGCTTCGATCTTCTGCATGAGGGCCAGGGAAGGGAGCCGGTCACCCGAGCGGAGCCGGGATACGCCGGACTCACTCAGGCCGAGCTTGTCTGCCACGGCACGATTCGTGGGTGGCGTAGGTGAGTCTGTCATACCCGGGATTTTACCACGTGTCATGACTCTCTGTCAAAGGACACGCGGAAGGCCCCCAGCCTAAGCCAGGGGCCTTCCGGTCTTGCCCGGCCCTACTCCGGGAAGCGGCGCTCGGCCGAGGGCTCGGAGAGCACCTCGACGTGAGTCACAGCGGTACCCGCCGTGAAGTCGGCGTTGCCGAAGCTCTTGGCCAGCGACAGGATAGCCGCCACGGCCGAAGCCGACAGAGCGGTCAGCCAGGACACGCCCTCGATACCCACGGCCGGGATCAGCTCGCCGCCGACCACGACGGAGAGCACAGCGGCGAAGGTCTGCCAGAACGCGTTGAACGCGCGCTCGGCCGCACCCTTCCAGAATGCCTTGGTCCAGATCATCTTATTCACCTCCTCCGGCTGGGATACACGAGCCCAGGATGTCCTGAGTCGTGGCGTCTGTGAAGGTGAAGCGGAACGCAGTGGCCAGCTCGGGAGTGACCACGCACTCGACCGACACCACCCCACGCCCGTCTGCACCAGCGGGTCCTGCCGGACCGGTAGCTCCCGGGGCTCCGTCGGCCCCCGGAGGACCTGCGGGACCCGCTGGGCCACTCGGACCGGTCACGGACTCTCCAGGGTCACCCTTGGCCCCCGGAGCGCCGTCCTCGCCGTTCTGGCCAGGAACCCCCGGAGCGCCAGGCGCACCATCCTCGCCGTCGAGACCCTTCTGGCCGGGGATGCCCTGCTGACCCGCCGGACCGACAGGACCGGGCACCGGGTCCGCCGGGCGGGCCTCCTCGGGGGTCGCCCCCAGACCCAGGAGCTGATCGTACAGGTTCTGCGCCGTGTCAGTCAGCTCGGCGATCTGGTCGTCCTGGTCGGAGATCGTCGCGTTCTGCGCGGCCACCACCTGGTTGAGGGTCGCGTTCCGGCCGGTCACGTTGACCAGGAACCAGGTCCCTACGCCGAGGAACGCCAGGAGTGCCACCACCACGGCGAAATACAGCACCCACTGGCGGCGCGGCTCTTCGGGCTCCGGGGGTACGACGATCGCGCCGGGGGATGCATTCACCACTGATACTGTCTCCGTGTTGTGCTGTTCGTTCATGGTCCTGCTCCGATCCCGGATGCGGCCATAGCCGCACCGATGAGCCCTCCGATGATGGGGGCACCCACCAGTGTAGCCGCGAGCGCGAACCACTGCCAGATGGTCTGCCGCCGGACCTTCTCGCGCTCCTTGCCCTCGGCGATCTGCCGCTGGGCGTCGGCCTGGGCCTGCTGGACTCGGGCCTGAGCCTCCGCCGCCAGATCCCGCTTGATCTCGCCGATCTCCCGGCCCTGCCCCTGGATGAGGGAGTCGACCCTCTGCCGCTCGTCCTTGAAGGTCTCGCGGGTCACCAGCTCGCGGATCGACGCCTGGAACTCCAGGCGCATAGCCTGGAAGTCCTCGCGGAGGATCTGGAACTGCCCGGGGGTCATGCCGTCTTCGGCCACGGTAGGGTCTCCTGGGGATGAGACCCGGGGCGGCTCTGGGGACCGCCCCGGGTGGCTTACTTGGCCGGGGTCGCGGGCGTGGTCGACGCGGGCTTGACCAGCTTGAGGATCTCGTCGAGCTTCGCCGCGTTGGCCTGTTCGAGCGCCACCGCCTCGCGTCGACGCGACCAGACGCCGTTCCCCTCCAGCTTGCCGGACTGCGGGTTCAGCACCGCGCCCGAGTTGACGTCCACGACCGCGCGGGGGATGCCCATCGCGTCGAGGTAGTCGAGGAACTGGGCGGTGTTCAGGGCGTGCTGTTCGTCCTGCGCCGAGTTCACGTTCTTGGCGATGTTGTGCTGGTCCACCGACCCGTTGTGCGAGATGAACTCCTCGCCCATGGTGTACAGGTGCCGCCCGTTCAGCTTGACTGCAACAGTCATGTCGTCCTCCTTAGGGACTACCGTACCGCCACCGGCAGGGGTGCCGGGAGGGGTGTTGTAGATGCCGGTGATGTCGAAGTGCCAGCCCTCGCCGAAGCCGTCGCCAGAGGCGATCAGGCTGTAGCGCCAGGCGTTGGCCCGGATCCACCGACCCCGGACCGAGTTCTTGTTGGTGATGCCCGCGTCGGATCCGGTGTCCTGGATGTCGACTGCGGCCTTGGAGCCCTGGATCTCGTGGTTCGAGGATCCGGGCTGGGCGACCGTACCGGCGGAGCTGATGCGGTACCAGAGCTGACCGTTCCACCACCGGGTGTCGTAGACCTTGCGGCCGTTCGGCGTCCGGGTGTACCGGGCGTACCAGATGTCGAGCTGTTCCTGGGCGAGCCGGATACCCGAGTTCGCAACCAGGCCGACCCCGAAGGCGTTCCGGAGGTCACGATCCAGGCAGGACAGCTGGTAGTGCATCCAGGGGGTGACTCGGGCGTTACCCCACCACACAAAATCAACCATCGTCGTCCTCCGTGTCCGGCTCCTCGTTCTCGAAGCCCTCTCCTGTGGACTCGTACACCGTGTCCCCGATCAGAGCCCCCTTGACGTACACGAGGTCACCGAAGGGGCCGATACCGTACGCGTCGGTGGTGCCGTCGCCGTCCACGTCGACGTCACACGGGATCAGCGGGTTCTTCTGGCCCTCGGCCTTCCAGCGCTTGAGGCAGAGGAGCAACTGCTCCTGGTCCTCGCGAGGGAGATCCTGGTCAGTGACTGCGCGGATGGTGGTCATGGTTTCTTTGCCTCCAGTGTAGGGACGGTAAGGCGGTCGACCGTGATGGTCCACTCGGTCATTTTACCCTCTGTGGCGTCGTGGAACCCCTGCAACGCGTCGTCCTTGTTCGGAGCGCGCACGATGAGGTCCTGGCCGCTGTTCCCGCTCGGGGAGACTGCGCGGACCATGTAAGAGAAGTTTCGGTTAGACATCGAGTGGATCCTCCCATGAGTCGCCGTCCGAGATCTTCGGAAGCACGTTGGCCCAGGCCGAACCGTTCGACACGTTCATGCCCTGAGCCTTCCAGTTCGCCCCGTCCGACACGTGTACTCCGGACGGGGTGGTCACCGCCTTGGACGCCTGATAGGTCGAGTACCCGGCGTTGTCAGCCGAGCCGTTACGGGCGTACACGGTCACATAGTAGGTGGTGCCGGGCTGTCGACCGGTGACCACGCCTGTGCCTCCGAGGTTGAAGTCCTCGTAGGTGCCCGGCGTGTCCGCTCGTGGGTTCGAGCTGACGCGGGTCAGGTACGCGGTGATCCCGGATCCGCCGTTGTCTGCTGGAGCGGACACCACGACCCGGAAGGAGTCGGTATCCACCTGATCGATCGAGAACGGGGGCGCGGACGGGCGCTTCGGGATGCGCGGGGACGCGGGCTCGGTGAAGTACGCCGTGCCCGAACCGATCGACGAGTGTACGTTGCCGTTGATGCTCGCCTGGCCATTGAACGCACCGAGGTTACCGGCCCCGTCGTGGGCTCGGTTGTAGTACCCCGCCCACAGTACCGTGTAGGTGTCGTAGCGGGCGCTCTGCGGGATGGAGAACGACCCTTCGATGTGCCACCCGGACACATCGGCCGACCAGTACAGGGTACCGCCGGTCCAAGACCCGTACCCGTTACCGTAGTACCGGACCTCAACGTAGAACTGGGAGAAGTTGCCCGCCTGGTCCTGACCGACCCGGCGGTGCTGGATCCAGACCGCCTGGGGACCAGGACCCGAGAGATCTGCGGAGGCGTCAACCATGAGTCACCCCGCCTTATGCCAGAGCGGTGCCGGGGATCCACACCCGGCCCGCCTTGTGGGCCGGGGCGGTCGGCTGGACGTAGATGTCCAGGGCCTCCCGGAGGGCCTTATACGTGGTCACGCCCGTGCCGCCCTTGCCGACCCCGAGGATGCCAGTGAGGATGTCCACCGTAATCAGGCCCGACCAGCTCGCGCCGTCCGAGTACTCGATCTGCTTCGTGGTGGTGTTGAAGAACAGCGCGCCCGAAGCCGAGGAGGCGGAGGGCTTGCGTGCCTCCGTGTTGACCAGGATGCGGTTGCCGATCCCGGGGCGAAGCTCGGTGATCATCGCGTTGGTGATCGCGGCCACGCCGGACGCCACCGACAGGATGCCGATGGGGAACTCGTAGATGGTCTCGTCCTGCTGGAGCGTCGGGAGGGTGCCGCCTGACGTGTTCGCGGAACCCGCCTCCACCACGAAGGTGATCGCGTTGGTGCCCTGGTCCAGCTTGAGGATCAGGTAATCCTTGCGGGTCTGACCGGCCGTCGCAGGTGCGGCCGTGACCGCCTTGTTGAGTGCCGTGGTGTTCTCGTAGAACAGGCCCCGGACCAGGCCGTTGCCGACCCCGAGGGTAACCGACATGCCCGCACCGGCTGTGATCGCCAGACCAGTCGCGATGCCGTTGTCGGCGAGGGTACGAGCCCACTTCGAAAACTGGGTCTCGTTGGTCTCCGCTCCGTAGAACGGCCAGCTGTTCTCGGCCATGTTAGACCTCCTCAGGGTCAGATTCTACCACACCCGACTCCTCGGCCTGAGGAGCCGCGTGGAGGGCCTGGACGGCCGACAGGATCATCCCGTCCGTGATCACCCCGGGGTCAAGTCCCGGGACGTACGCCTCATCGTCCTTGTGGGCGACCAGCGCGGACTCCCACGCCTCGGCCCACCCGGGCTGAGCGGCGAGCGCCCACGCCTTCTCGGATGCCCACTGCTCGGGGAAGATCGACAGCCCCTCGACGGCCACGCAAGCGGCCACTCGGTTGGTCAGGTCATAGTATCGGCGGATGGTCGCCACGGTTGCGTAGCTCATGGTTACTCCAGTTCTGTGATACCGATGCGCATTTCGAAGTTACGAGCCGCGCCTGAGTTCTGGTACTGTGCCACATTGATGTTGCCCGCGCTGGGCAGGTACACGCTGAGAGACCCGGCGTAGTAGTCCTCGTTCGCCCCGGTGAGGGGACGACGAGCCCGACCGCTCACGCTATCCCCGAGCTGGGCGAAGTAGCGTGTCATGGACGTCACCGGGCTGACGGAGATGAACACCGAGATCGATACCGTGTAAAGACCGGCGGGGACGCTGAACCCGCCCGCGATAGGTGTGGCGAACTCGCCCTGGCGAGAATAGGTCGTATCACGGGTTGCCGTAGGGATCGCCGTGGGTCCGGCTCCGGCGTTGACCAGTGAGGAGTTGACCGTGAACTCAGCGTGGCGGGTCTGGCCGTTGTGGAGTACCCACACGGACCAGCCCGCGCCGTCGCTGACGCGCCGCCAGGTCTTGCGGAATCCGGCCGTGTCCGTCGTGGGGACGAACACCTCCTGGATCACCCGGTTGTTGTTGCCCGCCACCACACGACCGAACAGCGACGACTCACCGTTCGGGGTGTTCAGCGCGCCGGTCGACGACCAGTACCAGCCGGACTCCTTGGCGTCGTTCCAGTTGGTTACCTGCTTACCAGTGGTCTGGAGCGCCTGGCGACCCCCGAGGGCCTGTTCGATGTACGACAGGCGGGAGTCCATCGTGGACTGCTTCTTGCGGCTCTTCGACTCGGCCTGGAAGGTTGACACGTCGCCGATCGCCGCGCCCACTCCCACCGTGTCCTTGGTGAAGCTGAACACCGCCTCGGTTACCACCGAGTCCAGCTCGCGGCCGTCGACCAAGACCGTGATCCAGTCGCCCTCGCGCCAGTCGTACCCGTACCGCATGGTCGTGGTGTCGGCCGGGATCGCCTTGACCGAGAGACCCCCGGCGGCGTCCGCCAGCTCCTCCAGGCCCTTGGTGTCCAGGACCGCATCTTCATTCGTCTGCGACTGGTTGAACCAGCGCTCGATGATACGCCCGTGAGTGCCCTCAGCGGCGGTCGCCTCCGGGGTGGTCACCACGCGGATCTTGCGCTCCACGCCCTCGCCCTGACCCGCCACGAATGGGCGGGTGAGGCTGTAGCCTTGTTCCTGGGTCTCCTCGGACGCGAGCGTACCCGCATCGACGTCGAGCCGGATCGTCCGGCGCAGATCCCGAGTCTCCACGACCTTGAACTCGATCTTGTCCCCGACCTGCACCATGCGGAACCCGAGGAGCGACGTGGATGCGATCTCCTGGAGCAGTTCGAGCAGATTCTGGAACCGGGGGGCCTTGGTGATCGTCGATCCCCGGTTCAGAGTACCCCCGGACAGGACGATGAACTGGCGGAACCCACCGAGCCGACCCGCCAGCGCGTGAGTCGAAGCGATGTTGTACGCCACATACTGCCGAAGCAGATCCTCCGCCGCGCCCGTGCGGGTGTCGTTCGCCTTAGTCTGGAGTCGCGGATCCGCCGACGCCTGGGGCGACGGGAACGCCAGCGCGTCGTCCAGGTGGATCTCGTCAGTCACGCCCTTGAAGGTCAGAGTGCCGTCCGGGTTCTTCACGTCCCGCTTGCGGTTCGGGGTGATCGTGGGACCCGAGAACAGCACATCGGCCGTGTCGGGGCCGTCCGGTCCACGGACGATGATCCCGGAGCCCGGCTGACGCAGGTACGGCACCATCGGGTGACCGCCAGGGAGGGTCAGCGACCACTCGCCCACGCCGGACCACCGGGTAGTCGCCTTGAGGTTCAGATCCCGGTTCAGGATAGTACCCTGTCGATCCAGGAAGGTGCCAGTGCCGTCGAGTGCCTTACCCCGGACCTCGACGTGGATCTCATCGATGCGCATTAGAACAGAACCTCCCGGCGTCGTGCCCAGACCACGGTGGCGCGCGTGCCAGCCCCGGCATCGTTCAACACCACGGATGCTTCGGTAGTGCCCGGGTTGACTGCCCAGAACTTCGGGGCATCGCCCAGCTCGGCGTAGCGGTTCGCGCCGGTCTCATCCACCACAGTGCCGTCCTGGGTGTTCACCCGGATGTATCCGGTGGACTTCGCGACGTCCCCGACCCACTCCAGGGTCTCCCCGTATTCCGAGGTCATCGTGAAGGACGAGAAGGGGGCCTCGAAGGTCCAGACGGGATATGCCTCGACCTCGCCGGAGTTGATGATCGTGGTGTCACCGAATCCGGAGGTCGAGCCGACCCGGAGCTGGACCAGCGAGACACCCGGCGCGAGGATACCCAGACCGACTCCGGTCGGGGAGATCACCTTGGACTCCTGGTCCTCCGAGGTCCAGTAGGGGTCGCCCGCCTCCAGGGTGACGGTGGTCTTGATGTACGACCGGCCGTCCGTGTCGGTGGCCCAGTCGAACCCGCCACCGCCAACTCGCACCATGTCCGCGAACCACCGGTCGCCCGAGGGGGAACCGGCGTCCAGGTCGAGGGTGACCCGGACCGGGGCGTTGCGGAGCGAGAGGATCTGGGCGAACTTCGCGTACCGGGTGCGGACCAGCTCGCGGTCCTCCCAGTTGTCGGGATCGGCGTAGATCTTGACCGGCATGTCGAACTGCCGGGCGAGGGTCTTACCGCCACGGAACGACTTCCCGTCGCCCGCCCCCTCCGCCCACTGGACGGAGACCCCGACCATGCCGGTGCCTCGGACTCCGAGCTTGGCGGCGTACCCCTGGGTGCCGTCGAGCAGGAGGGAACCCCCCGCTGACTCGATACTGAGTGCGCGCATCTCTCCTCCTCAATCCTTGACTCGGGGCGAACCCATGGCCGCGAAGAACTCTTCCTGGGCGTCGAACGACGCGTTCGGGGCGGCGTGGTAGTGCCAGTGGTCGCCGCCTCCCGAGTCGCCCCCGTCGCCGTCCGAGCCCGAGGGCGGCGGTACGTCGATCGGGGGTACGTCGGTCATCCGCCGGAACTCGGCGTCGATCGGGTCCTCGAACTCCTCCAGGCCCTCGATCAGGCCCATGCCGATGAACTGGCCGAACTCCCGGAACACTCGCGACGGGGACGCGATGCCGAACAGGCCCGCCACCGTATCGATGATGCCGCCGAAGGTGTCGTTGAACCAGTTCTCGACCGACTTCCAGATCGACTTGAGGCCGTTCCACAGACCCTGGATGATGTCGCGGCCGATGTTGTAGAGCCACTGGCCCGCGCCCGAGAGGAGGTTGTTGATCGCGCCCGGGATGCCCTGGAAGAACGACACCACGTTATTCCACACGTCCTGGATGATCTGGCCGACCCTCTGCCAGGTCGAGTTCCACCCGGATACGAACCCGTTGACCACCGACATGATCCACGACACGTAACCATTCCAGATCGCAGTGATCGCGGCGACGAAGCCGGACCACACTCCCGAGATGAACGCGCCGACAGCGGACCAGGTGGAGTTCCACCAGTTGACCACTCCGGATACGATGCCCATGATCCAGGATACGTAACCCTGCCACACGGACTGGATGAACCCGATGAACCCATTCCAGACGTCCGAGATCCACTGACCGACTGCGGCCCAGATCCCATTCCACCAGCCGAGGAAGCCCTCGCCGACGCCGACGATCCAGGAGATGAACCCGTTCCAGACCTCAGAGATCCAGGTGGTGAACCCGACCCAGACCTCGCCGATCCACGAGGCGAACCCGGCCCACATCTCGTTCCACCAGGCGACGAACCCTTCGATCACGCCCGTGATCCAGCCGATGAAACCGCCCCAGACCTCAGAGATCCAGGCGACGGCCGTGTCCCAGTTCATGATCAGCCAGACGATGCCCGCCACCAGGAGACCGATCGCGAGGATGATCCAGGTGATCGGGTTCGCGAGGAGCGCGGCGGTCCAGGCCCAGGTCGCAGTGACTGCCGCCCAGATCGCCGGAGCCATGACCGCGAGGATGATCGCGCCTACGCCAGCGATGACTGGGGTCCAGGACTCGATGTTGGCGATGAACTCCGCGAAGCCGTTGGTCACGTCGGTGATGATCGGCTTGATCATGTCGAGTGCCGCCACGAGCTTGGACTGGATCGCGGCCGCGAGGTTACCGGCGGAGCCCTCGAAGGTCTCGACCGACTTCGCCGCCTCGACCGCCACCGGGTCAGTACCGACCTGCTGGATCGCGGCGTTGAACTCCTCGGCGGTGATCTCGCCCTTCTCCATCGCCTCCCGGAAGTTACCGGTATACGCGCCCGCGTTGAGCAGGGCGTCCATGAGCTTCTTGGACGCACCGGGGATCGCGTCGGTGAGCTGGTTCCAGTTCTCGGTGGTGAGCTTGCCCTGACCGGCCGTCTGGGTCAGCACGGAGCCGACGCGGCCGAAGGTCTCGGCGTTACCACCGGCCACCGCGTTCAGGTTACCCAGCGCCATGGCCAGGGAGTCGTATCCCTCGACCCCGTTGGCCGCGAGGGTGGCGGTGATGCTCTGGATGTCCGAGAGGTTATAGACGGTCTCGTCGGCGTACGCCTGGGTGGACTTGCGGAGCTTGTCGATAGCCGAGGTGTCGAGCCCGGCGAAGGAGAGGGTCTTCTCGAACTTCGCGGTAGCATCCGACGCCTCCATGGCTTCACCCACGAAGTCGGACAGCATGTTGGTGACCTGGGATACCGCGTCGGCGGCGATGTTACCGAACGCCGAGCCGATCGCGGCACCCTTGGTCGACCAGGAGTCTGTCTTCTTGTCAAAGTCCCCGTCATCTACCTTGATCTTTGCGACCAGTGTTCCGATGTCGAGGGCCATGTGACCTATCCCTTGTTCTTGGAGGACTTGACCGGGTTGAACTGGTGTTGGATCCTGCTCTCTACCACGAGCAGGTTCTTCAACCGGACCTTGAACCACCGCCAGGACTTACGGCCGTGGAGCAAGACCTCCGTCAGATCCACACTGTAGACCTGCTGGAAATCCGCTTCGATCTTATCCCACTCCCCCAGCATAGCATGCAAGAGGTTACCTCCGCTGGAGGCTGGCGGTTCGAACCGTGTCTGACCGTTCGGACCCTCCGGCCCCCAGTCCGTCAGGACTTCTTTTTGGGCTTCTTCGCCCGACGCTCCGCGCGGTTCGCCGGGGGTCGGACTTTTGGGGCCGACTGCACCAGCTTCTTCGCCTGGGATGCGCTCATCGCGTAGTAGGTGAACACGTACTGGGTGGCGTTGCGGATCGGCCCCCACTTGACACCATCGGCCAGCATCTGGTCGAGTGCGTCACCGAGGACCATCTTGGCGAACCCCTGCTCCTCGGCACCATCCGAGAACTTGAGGCTCTTCGCCTCGTCCGGGGACACCTCGATGCCGTTCGCCAGGCGCTGGGCGATCGACGACAGGTTCTGCATCGTGAGGCCGGTCTCGAAGTCCGGCGACTCGACGAAGTACGCCTTGCCCTCCGGGTGTGCCTTCGACCGGATCAGCGGGAGCGTGATCCCGTCGTCGTCCAGGAACGCCTGGAGTTCGTTGTAGTCTTCGTTTGCCATGATCTATCTCCAAAGTAGGGTCGGAGGGGGTGCCGGGGGCCTCTGGGGGAGACCCCCGGCTGGGGTGGACTTACGGAGTGTCCGCGTCCGGGTGGGTGATCTCCTTGGGCTCGCCCTGGAAGGTCAGCACGACTGCGGCCGTCGAGGTCGCATCCATGCCGCCACCGTCCGGGGTCCAGCCGACCGAGGCGAAGCCCTCGTACGCCTCCACGCGGGGGCCGTCCGGCTCCATCTCGTAGTAGCGCACCTTGACGCGGTTGCCCACGCCGGTCTTGCGGCTCGCCTTGCGCAGGACCTCCTGGCCCGGGTCGTACGAGGTGGGGTCGTCCGGCAGGGTCTTGCGGCCCACCTTGAACTCCAGCTTGCCGAGCAGAGCGGTGACGGTCTCGGACTTCCAGCCGTTGCCGTCGAAGTCCGAGTCGTCCTGCGACGTCGGCTCCACGTTGTCCTTGAACTCCTGGATGCCGAACACGCCGATCGGCGTGGTGGCCTCCGTCGTCGGGTACACGTCGACGTACCACTTGCGGTTCGTCGTCGATGCCCCGAGTGGAGCCTTAGTTGTTGCGGTCATTCTAATCCCTCCTCAGGGCTACCCGGCTACTGCCGGTGGGTTGAAGGTCGGTGTACCTTCAAGTCGTAGTTGTCGGTATGCCGGTAGTTTCCGGCCTCGTCGACAGTGAGTGGCGAGCCCGGGGTGTGCAGGACCGTCTGGACCTTCACGCCGCCGATCTTACCACCCCAAAATCCGTGGAGCGCGTCGAACACGGCGTCAATGCCCTGGACGACCTCTGCCTTGGACCCCCGGAACTCGAACTGCACGGACACCACCGAATCAGACAGCGAGGGGTCGTCCTGGGTGTCGAACGGCCGGATCACGACCGCCCGGGTGTTCTGTGGGGCGGTCATAGCGAACAGGCCCCACTCGCCCGGCTGGTAGTTGCCGGACTGCCGCCAGGTGAACAGCGGGAGGTCGCCGAGGTAGGCCCCAAGGCCGTTTACCAGGTTCTCAGTGAAGCTCACGATCCCACCACCCTCTTGACCCTCGTAGCGACTATTTTACCAGCCGTGGATGCTTCGGACTTGCAGGCGTTCGCGAGGAACTTCGCGTTGCGGCCGGAGTCGTGGCGGAGCGTCAGATCCTCATGCTGGATCACGGCGTACGGGGTGTCGTAAGAGACCGCCACGGTCTTCTCAGACGCCGAGCTGGAAGACACCACACCCGAGCGGATGAGGTCGCCGTCCTCGATCGGGGCCTGGGCGTTGCTGACGTTGAGGATGTGTTCGCCCGCCATGTAGAGGCCCTCAAGGATCGCCGCCAGGACGATAGCCTTGACCTCAGCGATGTTATCTTCCTGCCACTGGAAGGCGAACGACGCACTCATACCAGATCCACCTCGACCTGGGAGTCGGCTCCGGGCCACGTGGCCACAGCGGTTACGGTATAGACCCGGGGGTCGCCGGGCAGGGTGACCTTCGCGCCCTCGTTGAGGGTCGAACGCCACCGGGCACCAGCCTGGACCTGGACACTGGAGACCAGGGTTTTGCCCTCCGAGGTCGTGATGACCTTGTTCTGGACCTTCCAGTGGCACGGGACGGCGACGGCCGCGCCGTGACCTTCGTCCCACGCGCCGGAACCCGTGTAGGGCTGGACGGATGCGGTCTCCATCCAGTCGCCGAACTCCTCGTCGATCAGCTCGGCCATTAGATCCACCGCCGGAGGAGGATGTCGTAGGCGCGTCCGCCGCCCACCTGGACGCCGGTACCCAACAGTCCGTTGGTGGAGAGTACCGACGCGGCCTCCGGAGCCAGTGCTCCGTTGAGGAGGGCGGTCTTCGCGGCCTGAGCCCCGGCGTCGGTCGCGTAGGTCACGGAGCGGCCTCCGAGAGACTTGGACTGGATGCCGCCGATCTGAGATGCGGCGAGGTCACCCGGCTGGATACCGGAGCGGTAGTACGCCGCCGCCTGGAGGACGGCCGCGTCGTGGAATGCGTTCTTGACCCGCTCGTCAGTCGGCGTGAGCCCGTCTGCGGAGTCGGTGCGGTACACTGCGGTCTTGGTCCAGTCGCGGATGACCCCGGATGCCCGCTGGAGGAGCGCGTCGGGGTTCGGCACGGACACGTCGAGGTACGCGTTCAGGTCGAGGTAGGGTGCGTACTGGGGGTACGAGCTGGAAAGTCCGGCCATGTCAGTCTCCTCACGGGAAAGACCGAGCGCCCCAACCCCTGAGGGCGGGGCGCTCGGCCATTCGCGTTACTCCGGCTTCGCGCCGAGGTAGTCGTTCGCGAGCTGATCCCGCGAACGGTCGCCCGGGTCCTGCCCGAGCTGGGTGGTGTAGAAGTCCTGCCAGGTGGCAGTCGAAGCACCCCGCGAGGGGGCTTCGGGGGCGGTCTCCGCGCCGCCGAGGGACGCTCCCGCGTCATCGGTGGTCGGGTCGGCCGTGAGGTTCTCCTCGATCACCTCGGGGACCGGCGGGTGTTCCACCGGATCCGTGGTGGTCTCGGGGTCGCCGTTCTGGTCCTCAGAAGCGGCTTCCTCGTTGGCCTCCGGAGCTTCGCCCTGGCCCTCGATCTCCTCGGGGGTCGGCTCTTCGCCGGTCTCCGGGTCGACCGTGAGGTCGCGCGATTCAGCGTCCGCGACGGACGGGGTGGGTGCGGTGCCGGGCTCGTCGCCGATCGCCACCACACCCCCCTCCGTGCCCTCGGGGATGCCGGTCGGCTCGATGACCACGCGTGCCGACTCAGGGTCGTTCGCGTAGTGCCGACGCATCATCCCGATACCCATGGCTCAAGCACCCGCCACGAGGTCAGGCTCAGCCGCGCCCGTGTTGATCTCGACGATGCCCGCGTCGTCGACACGCTTGGTGCCGTAGTGCGCGTTGGTCGTCACGACCGTGGTGCGGCGGAGGATGTCGCGGTCCCGCTCGATGATCGCCGCGCGCTTGCGGACGAACAGGAGCGCACCCTTGCGGATGAACAGGTTGCGGTATCGCTCCGAACCTGCCGTGCCGGACTTGGTGACGCGGTTCGAGACCACGATGGGGACGCCACCGATCGCGCCGACCTGACCACGGAGGACCGCGTTCGAGCCGATGGACGCGAGGTCCTGGAATCGCGGGTCCCGCAGGAGCGTGCCGTGGACGTCCGAGTGGACGACGAGCGCCGCCATGTCGGTCGGGTCCCACTCGTCGCCGAACTTGCCGATCGCGACCGTCACCGCGTCCCAGGTCAGCTCGTCGGCCGTCACGACCTGCCCGGCCGGGATACCGGCGAGGGCGGATGCGTGCAGGTCGGCGTCGAACTTGCGGGCGGTGGAGAGGCCGAGCTGACGCAGGGCCTCCTGGGTCGGGTTGCCCATCGCGGTGAGGACTGCCTTGTCGGTCAGCTCCACACCCTTCGTGGCTTCCTTGATCGTCGCGTCGGACGAGTCGGTCGTCAGCTTGACGGGGACGATCGCGTCGGTCTCCGCCGTGTCGACGGCATCGCCGATGTAGCCGTACGTCGGCCACTGGATCGTGTCACCGGGCTGGCCCTCCAGCGTGGTGTCCGTCGTTGCCAGCGGAACCATCACCGCGCGGGCGAGCGCGGCCTTCATGACCATCGGACCCCAGACTTCGGGGACGATGAGGTCGGTTGCAACCGTGGTTGCCATGGTGCCCTCCTAAGGCGTCTATTCCTGCCCCGACAGGCGTCGGAACAGTTCGGGGTTGGTCTGGTACAGCTTGGTCTGCTCCTGGACGTTCATGGCATCGAACGCCTCCTGAGTGACCACCTCAGGACCACCGGCACCGCCGAAGGTCTCTGCACCCGATCGACCGGCCCCGCCCGGAGTCGCCTTGAAGATCGGGTCACCCTCGACGATCGCCTTGATGCGAGCGTCGACGGAGGTCTGGTAGTCGGCCTTGCTCGGGTCGAGCGCGGCCAGCTCGGCATCCGTGGATGCCTTGAAGTTGAGGTAGTCCGCCTTGTCGGCGGGGGCTCCGGCCTTCCAAGCGGCGGCGATGACTGCGGCATCGCGCTTGGCCTTGGTGGCTTCGGCGGTGGACTGGTCTCCGACGTGCGCCTTGCCGACGAGCTTCTCGGTGAGGGACTCGATGGTCTCCTCCTCGGGCTTCTCGATCTTGATGCCCGCGATCTCGGCGACCGAGAGGAGCTGGGCCTTCTGGGCGTCCTTGGCGACCTGAGCCTTGGCGGCGACCCGAGCATTCTCGGCCTCGCGCTGGAAGCGCTCGTTGTCGGCCAGGAGCTGGGTGACGTCGACTTCCTTGCCGTCCACGGTCACCTTGGTGGGTGCCGGAGCGGCGGGAGCGGCCGGGGCGGCAGGAGCCGCCGGAGCCGGGGGCGTAACAACACCTTCCGTGGCGGGCGCAGGGGCCTGACCAGCAGGGGCGGCGGGTGCTTCAACAGTCATGAGTATCAACCTCCAGGTTGGGGTCCGTCCCGGACCTAATGCGAACCTTACCACACTCGACCTGAACGTGCCACCCCGACACGCGCGTGTCGTTACTTGACACGGGGTCAAGGTGTATGATTGACTGGGTACATGAGCGCAGACAAGGTAATCGCAATCCAGGTCCCGTGGAACGCCACACCCGCCGAAGCCGCAAAGCTCCTGGCCGAAGCCCAAGCCGCCGCCGATGCGGAAGCATAAGAACGGCGAACCCCAGGACGTGCACCGGAGGTGCGAAGCCTGGCGGACTACGAACGTCGGGGCTACCCGATGCACCGCCAACGCCACGCCAGGCACTCACTACTGTGAACACCACCAAGACGAGGAGAGCTGAAATGCCTTACCGCGAAGAACACTACAACGAGGGTCACACCCCCAAGGCGTACCCGACCGTCAAGCTAGACCAGCCGATCCACATCGTCACGGTCGGACTCGCGATCGAAGGCGACGACCCCGTAGGGTATCTGATCTGGCAGGGTCCGGCCCTGGAGTGGTACACCAACGTCGGCCAGAAGGACGGGTGGCGCTACGGAGTCCGCGCCCAGGTCGAAGGAATCATCGCGGACGGGCTCGACCGGGGCCTGGAGCCCAACGAGGTCTGGGGCGTGGTGCTCGACACCGCCCCCATCGCCCTGGTCGCCCACGAAGACGACCCCGAGCGGTTCTTCGACGCCCTCCGGAAGCGCTGGGCGGCGCTAAATGACTGAACGCACCCGGACCCGCGTCCAATCCGAGGACGACACCACGGAGCCCCACGAGCGCAACGAGCGCGGGCGACTCATCATCGAGCAGTGGAACCGCTACACCATGGACCTGCAAGGCTCCGTGGCGAACCTCCGCGAGACCGTCGCCCTGCTCGCCCCCAACACCCTGGTCAGGTCGATGGTGCTGTACACGATCGACATCCGCGAGCCTCACGAGCGCAACTCCTGGACCGTGGTCGAGTCCTGGAGCTGGACCAAGCTCAAGGAGATCCGGAACCCCAAGTCCCGGTCCGTCAGCAAGACGGCCGAGTAACAGAAAGAGAGATACCCTGATGGACGTCATCACCCTCGAAGAGCAGGACCTGATCAACGAGTTCCGCGACCTGTTCACGAACACGGGCGGGAACGAGCCCGAGACCCTCATCCGGAAATACCGGACCGACAGCAACCTGATCGCCACCAACATCGTGGTGTTCACCCTCGCTCAGGACGTGGAGGGCCAGCTCCGGATGCTGGGCCGACTCCGCGCCACTGGCAAGATCTAAGGTCGCTTGGGCGGTGAGGGCGTCCAGACGCTGGCGTCCTCGCCGTCCGGCACGATCTCCGCGATCACACGCCACCGCCCCCCGTCCTCGTACACGTCGTGGATGTACAGGGTCGAGTGCCGGGAGAGCAGAAGCTCCCGCCCGGATGCGAAGTTCGAGTAAGGCATCGCCCACGAGGTCCCGTAGCCCTCAGGCACCAGGATCTCCATCTGCACCGGCTTGCCGCTGAACGCCGCCTCCTTACCCACCGAGGTGGACATGTAGCCGGGGTTCGTATAGGTCTTGCCGATCAGCGAGGTCGGCGCGGGCGGGGGCATGTTCGCCCCGGTGCCTGACAGCTCGTGGAACGTGGTCCCCCGGTGGACGATGAGGTCCGTGGGGGTCGGTGCCATGGCCGCGTCTGCATCGCGGGTCGCCTTCTGGTAGTTGCCCTTGGTCGGCGGGGTCTTCGCGTTGTTCTCCCGGAGCGACTCGTTCCACGGCGTGTAGGACGAGCCCGTGTACCGCTGGATCGCCGCGCGCTGGTCTCCTGAGGCCACCTTGAGGTTCTTATTCGCCCAGTCGACGCCCGCCTGGTTGGTGGTGTGTCGGACGGCACCCTCGAACCCCTTCGAGCTGGAGGTGACGCCGTTGGCGGTCTTCCAGGCGGCGAGATCGGCCTTGTACTTGGCCTGATCCTGGCCGTACTTGTCCATGTCGGCCTTGTACTTCTTGGCCTGGGCCGGGGTCAGCTTATCACCGGTCGCCCATGCGTCCCGGATCTTGTTGACCATGGCGACGTCGACGTACTGGTTATCGAGCAGGTACTGGAGCGCCTGGGCGTCCTTGTTCTTGACGACCTTATCGAAGTAGTTCCAGTTGTTCGAGTTCTCCAGCTTCTTGCCGGGCGCGAACGCCTCGTACTTCGCCTTGGCCTCGTTGATCCACTCGTCCGCGATCCTCCCGTAGGGGGTCGCGGGCATGACCGGCTCCTTGGGCGCGGTCGGCTTCGCCTTGCCGTCCCACGAGTACGGGTGGCTCGGGGTGTCCGGAGGTACCGGCGAGGGCTTCGGACTCACGGGAGATACCTTCGCGGGCTCGGGGGACGGCTTCGGAGAGGGGTGGGCGTTATCCCATGCCTTCTTGGCCGCGTCGAACTGCGCCTTGGACAGGTACCCGAAGTCGTGCATGTCCTTGACGTACTTGAAGTCGTTCTCCTCGAACGCCAGCTTGAGGTTCTTGATCACAGCCTGGCCACCGAAGTCCTTCGGCGAGCTCGCGGCCGAGTTGACCCACTGTTCGAACGTCTGGCCGGTGGGTGCGGGCTTGGCCGTCGCCTTGGGCGGGATCGGGTCTGCCGCCGCCACCTTAGGCGCGGACTTGCCGAGCGCATCGATACCGGCGTTGTACTCCTCCCAGGTGATCAGGTTCTTGGAGTAGTTCTGGGTCAGGAGCATGTGCTTATCGAGCCAGCTCGCGTTCGGGTCGGTGATCTTCTGATGCCAGCCCGCACCGTTCCACGCCGGGTGGTCCTGGATAAAGCCCTTGAGCCACACGTCGAACGTCGAGTCCGGCGGGGTCGTGTTCGTGGCAGGCTTCGCCGAGGGCTTCGGGGTCGGCTCGGTCACGAGCTTGCCGACCTCCGAGTCGGTCATCGAGTCGACCAGCTTCTGCTTATCCTTCTTGAGCTGGGCGGCGACCGTGTAGTCACCCTCGGTGACGTGCTTCTTCGCGCCGATCTTGGCGATCTGGGCGTCGATGTCAGCGATCTGCTGGGCCACCGAAGGTCCCTGAGGAGCCTTCGGCGGGGTCAGCTTGGGCTTCGTGACCGTCGCCGGTCCCGTCTGCCCCGTGATCTGCTCGTTGATGCTCTTGCGCTTGAGGAACGGGTTCGCCTCCAGGTGCGACCGGAGCAGGGCCTGCCAGCTCGTGACCTTGTTGTGCGCCGCCGTGCGCTCGGCGGGGTCCATGGCCAGCGCCTCGCGAGTCTTCCACTCCCGGATCTTCCGTTCCATACCCCGCTGGTTCTGCTGGGCCTCGTAACCCTTCTCGTCCCACTTCGGGCGGGGGTTCTGGATCGGGGTCACGCCCGGCAGGAACGCGCCGACGTTGCACCGGCAGTTCGGGTGGCCCCACCCTGCGGCCTTGGCCTCCTCCAGCGAGCCCGCCACATCGACCTTGACCTTCTTGACGCTCACGGCCGAGTCGAACAGGTGCACCCCAGCCTTGCCCGAGGTCCGGTATAGCGGCCGGTTCGCCCATGCATCGCACCGTTCACAATGGCGCGGCCCCGGGTAGATCATCACCAGGTCCAGGCCGTTCTCACCCAGCGTGTCCAGGTGCCCCTGGATCATCGCGTTGGCCGTGCCGGTACGGACAGCCATGGTCACGTAGTCCGGCAGGTTCATCTTGCCGCCGGGGCCAGTCTTGAGGCCCTTACCGTATGCCTGCTGGAGCGCCTGGGCCGTCGCCTTACGCCGGTCGTTAGTGCCACCTGCCGCCACGGACTTGACGGCCGTCTTCACTACCGACTTGTAGTCATCCTCCATCTGGCGGAGCATCCCCGGGAGCACTCCGGCGATCTTCTGGGTGTTCCCCCGGGCGATCGCGGCCACCGCGTTCTGTCGAGCCCGGGAAGATACCGCCGAGGGCTTCTGCGGTAGGTACGCGGCCGTGTCCTTGAGGGCGGAGATCTCCCCGTCCTTGTACGCGTTGCCGAACGAGCCCGAGATCTTGCTGGCCATGGACTGATTGACCCCGGCGAGGGTCTTGGTCGCATCCCGGCGCATCACCTGAACCTCGGCCAGGCGGGAGGTCAGCCACTCCTGGTCGGACAGCGCCTGGCCCTTGTCGAGCCGATCACGGATCTGCGACAGGATCTCAAGCTCTGCCTGCTGGTACGCCTGGGCGATCTCCCAGTAGTACGACTCGTCCGGTGTAGGGGAAACCGGCATGGCCTACTCCTCGAAGGGGCTCGGTGTGGTGATCTGCGGCGGGGTCTGGTCGTCGCCGGATGTGGGGGCCAGGCCGAACGCGGCCGGGTCGATCGTCGCGGAAGCCTTCGCCTCCTCCTTGATCTTCTCGACCTCCTGGTTGACCTGCGTGTCGTCCCAGTCGGGGTGCAGGAGCTGAACCCGGACCTCCATCGACGCGGCCTCGGCCGACTTCATCATCGAGGCGGTCTCCGCCAGGATCTTGATGTCCGGGCGTGCGGCCGGAGGGAACTCGACGATGATCGGAAACTCCTCGGGGATGGGCGTCTTGCCCGCCGCCGCCGCGAACTCCTGGTTGAAGATCTTGATGAGGGCCTCGATGATCTGCTGGAGCGCCGTGGTCCAGTACAGGATCTTCTTGGAGCGCGTCGAGAACGACCGGGCGTTCTTGCCGCTGTATTCGGTGGCGGTCATGTCGCCACCATCGTCGCCGAAGTCGGCGTCGGGGTTGTACCCTGCGGCGCGGACGGCCTTGGCGGCGTACCACTCGATCGACCGGAGGTGCTCGTCTACCCGGATCGCGAACTGGGACGCCACAAGCGGCATCTGCTCCTGCTCGGCCGGGTTCAGGTTGAGCGGGGAGAAGTACCGCTGATCGGTGTTGAACTCCGCACCCTTACCGGCTCCCTTGTCCTCCAGCATGTAGCGGGCCAGGAACACCCGACCCTTGCCGAGGTCGATGTCCCGCATGAGCGAGGTGGCGATCTCGTCGACTGCATCCATGAGAGTCAGGACGCCCGGCGAGAAGTCAGACGCACCGATCGCGGCCTGGCGGTCGGAGGGGTCCGGGAGCTTGTTCGGGACCGAGGTGGCCAGCAGGGTACCCTCGGGTACGCCGACCAGCTCGTTGCCGTTCTGGAGGGGCGACGGGATGCCGTTTGCGGGGTCCCCGGCCAGCCAGGCGGTCTCCGGGTAGTTTGTGACCGGCACCACGATCCCGAGGTTGTCGTGGGTGCCCTCGTAGACGCCATGCAGGACCTTCCCGGCCTCGTAGCGCTCCAGGTGCCGGACGACCTTGTTGTCCTTGGCGTAGATGACCGTCCAGAAGGTCAGGGCGACCAGCTTACCCCACCGGTACTCCGGGACGGCCGCGTCGGCGTCCACCCGGGTCAGGAACGGGGCCTTCGCGTCGATCGACTTGTCCCAGGCGATGCGGAGGCAGGTCGACCCGAGCGGCGACTGGGTTTCCGCCGCCGCGAGGAGCACCGACTGGAGCCCGATCCGGTCCAGGAGCCATTCGAGGGTCTGCTGGGCCTCCAGACCTGCGGGGTCGTCGACCACCTCGGTGGCTACCTCGCCGGTCGCGGAGTCGATCGGGGGCGCGCCGACCTCCGGCACCTCGCCGGTCAGCGGGTCCGGGGGCAGGGTGCCGGTGATGGGGCTCGGGGCGGGCGGTGCCTTCTCCCGTTCGATCTTCGGAACGTCGAGCTTGATCACCGGGGACTGGGCGAACAGGAGCTCCGAGGACATGGTGGCGATGTCCTGGGCGATCGGCACGTGGATCTTAGTGTCGCGCTCGCCCTCGGCGGTCTCGACGCCCCAGAACCACCGCTTGACCGTGGTGTACACGCGCTGGACCACGCCTTGGGTGGCTCCGCCAGGCATGGACTCGACGGTGCCGCCCTGGTACAGCCCGGCGAGCTTGTGGGGGTCGCCCTCGTACCAGATCGCGTTGACCTTCATGGTCCCGTATCGGTCGAGGTCCTTCGTGGGGGGCCACGGGGTGTTTGCGGCGGGAAGCGGCATGACTGGCTCCTTAGGTCTGAGGCGTAGTTTACCACGCCCGACCCTCGCATGTCAGGGCGACACGGCTAGGCGGCTTCGGCGTAGTCCGTATCCGACGTCGACCCGGGGCTGTTGTCCATCGCCACCTGGATGGGGATGACCTCACGCCACTGACGCCGGGAGGAGTAGACCGCGTACCGCCAGGCGTCCATCTCGTCGTCGTCTTCCTTGACCGGCTCGTCGACGCCCCGGTCGGCGGCTTTCTTGTCCCACAGGTACCCTGGGACGTGCTCGATCAGCTCGGTGCAGTTCGAGGACACCGCGATCTTGTCGACGGCCAGTAGGGAGGTCAGGGTCTTGACGCCGCCGTCCTTCGAGTTGTGGGCGGGCATGGTCATGAGCCCGTCCTCGAACAGCTGGGCGCGGAAATGCTTGGCGGCAGGGTCGACGGCCACCCACTCGGGCTCGCCGAAGTCGATCTTGACCTGCTTGAGCCATGCGCGGAACTCGCCGGACTGCCGGTTCGGGGCCAGACCCACCTCAGGGGCGAACTCGGCGACCGTGTACAGCACCCGGGGGATGTCGGCGAGGGCCATTTCGGGGGTCGGCTTGATCCTCCAATCGGGGCCGATGCCGATCGCATAGGCCCGGGTCGGGTGCTGGGTTCCGAAGTCCAACGCCACCATGAGGACGGCATCGAGCTTGGGGACCAGCTCGGAGGGGATGACGTGCCGCTCCTCGTCCCACTGGTCGTACACGGCACCCTCGGCCTGGACCCAAAGGCCCTCCAGGAACCTCTTCCGCCACAGACCGACGTATTCGCGGTCGAGCTGGGCCATGTAGCCGGGGTTCTCCCGCATGAGCCACTCGTTATCGGTCAGGATGAAGTGATAGCGCTTGTACCCGAGGTCGGAGACCCGGCGGATGACGAGCTTGTGTGCCCAGTGGTGGGGGCCGTCAGGGTTGGTGGTGGCGAGGATGCGCGCCCCGGGGGGCGACATGCGGCCGAGGAGCTGGGTCCAGAACACCTCGGAGATCAGGGTCAGCTCGTCGACGTAGGCCAGGCTGACGGTGAGACCACGGAGGACCATCTCGGATCGGACGTCGGATGCACCGAGGATGTGGACGACCCGGCCGAAGATCTTGGCGGTCGATGCACCTGAGGTGTAGGACACGTACTGGGCCAGCTCGCCGAACAGGTTCGGGTCCTGGAGGACGTCGAACACGTTACGGGCGATGCTGTCGCGGGTGCGGCCGACCACGACGATCGCCCCGCCGGGGGCGGGCTGGGTACAGGCCCGAAGGAATGCCATGAGGGACACGATAGTCTTGCCGGATCGGATCGCGCCGTCCCACAGGCAGACCTTGGGGATCTCCCCGAACTTGTTGAGCTTGAAGGCGTCGACGTAGGTCTGGATCTGAGCCGTGTTCATCCCGAGGTTGACCATGCCGAGGTTGACGGCCTCGGGCGCGGTCGGCGGGATACCCTGGCCGGTCACTCCAGATCTTCTTCGTCGATGTCCATGGACTCATCGTCCATGGACCGCATGGCCTGGTCGAACAGGCCCATGCTCCGGTACAGCGCCTGGCCCGGCGGGATGGTCGTCGATACGGTCGACAGGCCGTGCTCCTCCAGCTTGATCGACTGCCGGTGCACGACCACCAGCCAGTCGTCGATGTACGAACCGGGGTAGATCACCTCGTAGTACGCATCGATAGCGGCCTTGAGCTGGGCGCGTGCGGCTTCGTGTGCCTCGGGGTCGACGTTCATTCCTGGATCAGCCCTTCACGTGGGGCCGGGAGCGTGCCCCCGGCGATCATAGCCGCCGCCTCGGTGAACTTCTCCAGCATCGACAGGCCACGGGCGAGGCCCTGGTCGTCTTCGAGGGCGGCGATCTTCTGGAGCTGGGTCTCCACGACGCCATAAGCCGACACCAACTCACGGAGGTCACGGGCGGGGAACTCGGCCACCAGCTCTTCGGTCTCGATGCCCTGGACGCCACGGAGGATGGTCCGGACCTGTACGTTGGGGTCGAGGCCCTCGTCGAGGCGGGCGAGGAGCTTGTCGGCGATGGACTGGGCGCGGGCGTACCGGGCGATGCGGTCGACTCGGGCTTTGGCGGCGAATGCCTCGTTGGCCCCGCTCCGGTCGGGGTGCTGGTTCGGGTGTTCAGCCGACAGGCCGGAGGTCAGGCCCCAGATCTTCTTGGCCCGGGTGACCTGGTTCTGGCTCAGGCCGGACTTGCGGGCGGCATCGCGTACGCCGTTGCCCTGGGCGAACAGGTCGATGAGGACTTGCTTGTCCTTGGACTCGTCGAGGGGACCCTTGGGGCGGATAGCCGGATTGGCCTGTACCTGGTCAACTGGCAT